CGGCCGGAAGTCTGGTGCCGGTCCATGTGTTTCACGAGATGCGGACGCGGGGCGTTGCGCCGCTGGCGGAGCTGATGGCGCAGCAGAGGGATTTTATCGGTTCCCGGCTGGAGGCGGCCGGGCGGCCGCGTTTTTATGAAGCCTGGGACGAATGGGCGCGGGAGTGGAACAGGAAGATTGATGACCTGAACGCGGAAATAAACGGATTGTTGAATCATGTTTAGCAAGTTGAAGATTCATGAGAAGCCGGGCGTGGTGGAGTGGGCGGAAAGATGCCTGGTCCTGCCACGGGAGACTTCACCGAACGCGCCGGGGCGGTTTTCCACGGCGCGCATGCCGTACATGCGTGAACCGCTGGAAAGCATCAGGGAAGAGGGGTTGCAGCATATTTACTGGTGCTTCGGCACGCAGTCCGGCAAGACGGTTTCGCTGTTGATTGCGGCGGCGTATTTTATTGACAATGACCCCGCGCCCATGTTGTGGGCGTTGCCTACGGAAATTCTTGCCAGGTCGTTTTCACGGGCGCGGCTCCAGCCGCTTATATCCAAGAATGAAGTGCTGGCGCGGCATAAGCGGCGTGACCCTGACGCCTTCACGGCGGCGGAAATGCGGCTGGATTCCATGGAACTTTACATGGTTGGGGTGTCGGAGCCGGGCAATTTGTCCAGCCGGCCCATTATGCGCTGCGTGATGGACGAGGAAGCGAAGTATAAGCATGAGAATAAGGAAGAAGCGCACCCGGTGGACCTGATTGAAGAGCGCGCGAAGGGATTTCACCGGTATCAGATTCTGCATGCGTCCACGCCTTCTTCCGAAGATTCTTATTTCTGGCAGAATTTTATTACCACGGACATGCGGAAGTTTTATGTGCCGTGTCCGCGCTGCGGGGAAATGATGCCCCTGGAGTTTAGCCGGAATACGGTGCAATGGGAAAGGCGGGAGGATCTGGAAGGGGATGCGCTGGCGGATTGGGTGCAGGATCATACGTTTTACGTGTGCCCGCATTGCGAGGGCCGGGTGGAGGATTGGGAGAAGATTGGGATGATGGAAAAGGGGGAGTGGCGGCCGACGAATCCGAACGCCTCCCGCGCGCGGCGGGGGTATCACCTGAATTCCCTTTATTCCCCGTTTGTGACATGGGGGCAGATGGCGCGGAAGTTCATCGTGGCTCAAAATGACCTGTTCCGGCAGGTGGCCCTGCACAATTTCCGGAACGGCTGGGAGGCGTTGCCGTTTACGCAGTATGAAATCAAGGTGGGGGATGACAGCGTGCGGGGGCTGCGCGGGGTGTGCCGGCGCGGAGAGTTGCCGCGGCATTATTATTATCTGGTCGTGTCCTATGACCCCGGCCAGAATCAAACTCACTGGGTGGCGCAGGCGATAGGGCGCGGCGGGGAAACATGGGTGGTTGATTGGGGAACCCTGCTGGGCATCAGCACGACGGACGCGACGCCGGGCATAGGGGCCCATTTTGAAAGCCTGGAGTGGGGCGGGGTGCGTCCGGATTTTGGGCTGATTGATTCCGGGGATTGGGCGCAGAAGGTTTATGACGAGTGCTATAAGTATTACGGCAAGCTATGGCCTACGAAGGGGAGCGGCGCAAATTTCGGGAGCTGGAATGTGAGTGAAGTGAAGTCGCATCCGGGGCTGGAGCTTTATTTGTACGTGGACCGCACCGCCAAAATGGAGCTTTACGCGGGGCGCATCCAGAAAGGGGCGGCTCCGGCCCTGCATTTACCGGAAGATGCGGATCAGGATTTGCTGGCCGGATTGTCCGGGCAGCAGCTTGAGAAGCCAAGGGGCGGCGGCCTGGCGCAATGGCGGAAGCTGCCGAATGACCATTATGGAGACTGCGTAAAAATCGGGCAGGTGTCCTGGTGGGTGCGGCGTGGGGATTTTTACGCGGAAGAAATGAACGCGATTGAAGAAAGGAAGCAGAATGAGGGAGTGCCGGAAGAATGACGTGCTGGAGAGGCTGAAGGCGGCCGGGTGCGGATAATAGCGGGTTTTGAAAAAGCTCCTGAAGGGTATGAACCCCATTGTACAGGCTTATGTGGAAAATTATGATTTGCCGGATTTGCAGGGAATGCTGCGGGAAAAGCTGGCGATTCTGGAAGGGCGCAAGGAAATAACCGGGGCCTCCACAGGCGGCGGAACGTCCTACACCGCGCAGGAGACCATGAATTTAAAGGACCATATAGCCTGCTTGCAGGAGGCAATCACGGTCAAGAAGATGGAGGAAGGGGATTTTTCCGGCCTGGCCGCCGCGGATGACGGAGTACGGGAAGTGCGGTTTGACCATACCATAACACGCTTTTGACCATGGGCAGGAACAGAAGGAACGTGTATGCCGGGGCGCGCCGCGGTCATGGCGCGCGGGTGAAGATGAACCGGGAACCGGAAACGGCGCGGAGGGAGATGTGGGGAGGGTATGCGGCCGCGTTGCAGTTCGGAGGCTCCAGCGTGTTATACTGGCCGACGCTGGACAGCCGGTTTGAAGTGGATTCATGGACGCTGGACCGGGTTTGGCGTAATGCGCGGAATCTGGAAGCGAATTCCGGGCTTGCCGGGAAGGCCGTGGCGGATGTGGTGGAGTTGCTGGGCTGGCTGGTGCCCCATGCCTGCACGGGTGATGAAGACTGGAACCATGAGGCGGACCAGATTTTTATGAATCGGGCCGTGAATCCGGAATTGTTTGACGCCCGCGGAGAGCTGAATTTTTTTACGGCTCAAATTTGGAGCGAGCGGCAGCGCGTGATTGACGGCGACATGCTGACGGTGCTGACCAGCGGGCCGGATGAAGGCGGGGCGTTCGCGTTTTACGAGGCCCCACAGGTGCAATCTCCGGCTGATGGGGGGAAGGCGTGGAATTGCGGCGTGATGCGGGATAAAAACGGGAGGACGGCGGCCTATGGGCTACGGCATCCGGACAAGGGGGAGGTGACGGTGATCCCGGCCCGTGATGCTATTTTGTACCGGCACAACATGGGCGGAGGGAAGCCGCGCGGCCTGTCCGATTTGCACCGCGCTATCCGGAATTTGCATGATGAGGCGGATATTGTTGGGTATGTCAAGCAGTCTGCCAAGCTGGCCGCCTCCGTTGGGCTGGTGGAAACGGGGGACGCGGAGAAACGGCCGGGCATGGGGACCGTGGGCAAGGTGTCCGTGGGGCCGGACGGGCGCAGGGTGGAGCAGGTGTTGGGGGGGCCTACTGTCCACCAGCTTCCGCCCGGCCGGGATTTGAAGGTGCTGACGGATAACAGGCCGTCTCCTAATGTGATGGCGTTGCTGAAGCATTTGATGGATGAGGTGGCTTATGGCATCGGGCTTTCCCCTGCGTTGCTGTGGGAGCCTGACAAGCTGGGAAGCGGCGGCATCCGGTTTGTGATGCAGAAGCTGAAGCGTTGGCTGAAAATCAGGCACGCTTACAGGCAAATGTGGTGCGTGCGGGTGTGGCGTTTCATGCTGGCGCGGGAAATGGCCCTGGGACGGCTGCGCTTGTGCCGGGATCCGCATTGGGTGCGGTGCCTGTGGACGCCCATGAGCGACATGACTATTGACCTGGGCCGGGAAGGGAATCTGATGATTAACCTGGTGGATTCCGCGCTGGCGGATCAGGATGGCTGGTGCCTTGCCAATTACGGATGCACGTTTGAGGAAATAGTGAAGAATAAGATACGGAATCTGAAGATGGCTAAAGAAGCCTGCGCCCGGAACGGACTGACCCTGCAAGAGGTGATTCCGGGAGCGAACCGCGGCGGGGTAGCCGCGGCGGCGGAGAAACAGGAAGATGAAGAGCCGGGAACGGGCGGCGGGGAAGAGGAAGATGGCTTGCATCCCCATGAATAGCAATTTTGAAAAAGCTCCTGAAGGGTACAGAACAGTAATAAGTGATGAATAAGATTGTTTTTGCGCAGATGGCGGCACGTCTGGAAGGCGGTGCCGGTGAACAGAAAAAAACGGGCATGCTTGCCTTTTCCCGCATCATGGAGGCGGAAGAGAAGGTAGGGGTGGCTACCATTTCCGGTTATATCGGTTACGGCAATGCCACGGTTGACGAATTTACGAAGCACCTTGAAGAGTTGAAGGCGGAGGGGTGCACGAAGTTTGAAGTCATCCTGAATTCCATGGGCGGCAATTTGTTTGAGGCGTCCGGAATTTACGACCTTATCAAGGGGTGCGGGATGGAGGTGACGGCCAAAATTTACGGGGTAGCCGCTTCCGCCGCGACGCTGATTGCCTGTGCGGCGGGCCGTGTGCTGATTTCGGAAAATTCCCGTTATATGGTCCACCGGGCGCGCGGGTGCGCGGTGGGGACGGTGGAAGAGATTGAGGCTTACGCGGCGGATCTGAAGGACGCGGAAGGGCAAGTGACAGGCATTTACGCGGAGCGTACCGGAAAGAGCCCGGAAGACGTGATGGCCGTGCTGAACGCGGAGACGTGGATGAACGCGGAAACGGCCGTGAAGGAAGGCTGGTGTGACGAGGTGATTTCTCCGTCCGCTGCGGAGTCCGGCCCAAAGGAAACGGCCGCGCAGGGGAAAGAAGAGGACGGCGGCGGGGAAGAGGGAGACCCTGACGAAGAAGAGAAGGGCGGGCCGCCGCAGAATTACACGGTATTGCGCCGCATGATGGCCGCCGTGGGGCTTGCCGGGAAAAACAGCGTGGAGGAACTGGAACGGGAAGTTGCCCGGCTGGTGGCCGAAAACGAAAGGCTGGCGGCGGAAAATGACGGGTTCCGGGGCATGCAGGGGCAGCAGGCGCGCGTGATGGAGGCGCACGAGCGGGAATTTGAGCAACGCGTGAAGGAGGCCGTTGTGCGGGAAATGGCGGCTATGGGGGTTGCTCCGGTAGGGCTGCCGCCCGCAGAGGGAGCTACGGAAGAACCCGGAAAGAAAGAACCTGCCATGACGAACGAAAAGCTGCGGGAGATGGCCGCGCAGGATGCGCTGGAATGGATTATGGGGCATCCGCAGGAGGCCGCGCGGCTGGCGGAGCAGCCGGGGAAATAGCATCTTGGCCGCCTAGATAGATTTTTACTAACAAACGCAAACATAAATAAAATATGAACAAAAAAACATTGATGAACATTCCGCGGAATGCCGTGATGGAAGGAAATGATGTCGCCGCTCTGAACTGGACCATTGTTTCACAGGCGGCTATTGCCACCCTGGAGGAAGAATTGGCTTCAATTAGCCGGTTTTCTCTGGACGTGTCCGGCGAGTTCAAGACGGACGGCGATTCCGTCAAGGTGGAAGTGATTGACGGAGCCGGGGAGGCGTTGAAAAATACGGAAGACTGGAATCAAAGCGAGCTGAAAACCAGCTCCGTTTCCGTGACGCTGAACCGTTATTCCCGGCCGGCGGGGCTGTCCTATAAGGAAAGGAAAAGCGGGGTGCAGCTTGCGAATAAGGTGCAAACGCTTGTGCGGACGGTCGCCAAAGCGTTTTGGAAGGACCTGATGGCCGCCATAGCCGATTCCGGGGCGGAAGTGGTGAATATTGGCCCGCGGGCCGGATTCAAACCGGAAATGATGGCGGATGTGATTTGGCCGTCCATGACTAATGGCGCGGATGCCGTTTATTTGGATCGGATGTATTATTCCAGGCTGATTCCCACGAATGCGCTTGCTCTTAACCTGGCGGACGGGGCATATTCCATTCCGGGGGGAATTCACTACGTGGAAGGGGTGAACGTGCTTGCCGGGAATGCCGGGGTTGGTTTTGCGACGCGGCCGGACGCGCTGGCCGTTGCCGTCCGTCTTCCGAACATTGACCCGAAGCTGAATTTGGAAACGCAGGTGGTAGAATCTCCTAAGCTGGGGATTTCCCTGCTGCTGAAGTGCTGGCCTGACCAGGGGACGGAAACGGTTTACATTTCCGCGGAGCTTTTGGCCGGCGTGGCGGTGGGCAATAAGAACCATTTGCGACAGCTTTCCGGCGCAGCTCCGGAGACGGAGGCGGAAGGTGGAAGCGTTGAGGACGGCGGCGGGGAAGAAACAGGGCCGACTGAAGAGGAAGGGGCCTAGCGGGTTTTTGGCGGAATCATGGGATAAAAGAGAGCAAAGGACCGGCGCGCGGGGTGTCAATTCCGCGCGCCGGTTTTTGTTGAACGGATATGAGCTTGTCAGGAGAAATAAAAAAATTGCTGGACCTTGGGGATCATGAGCAGGAAGAAGCCTGGGGGGAGCGCGTGACGGTGGACGGCCAGGAATGCCGGGGCGTTTTTGCGCCGCTGGAAGGCTGGTATGAGGTGGAGCTTGGCGGCCGGGTGTGCAAGGTGCAAACGTCCCTGCGCGTGCGGCGGAAGGCGTTGAAGGGCGTTCCCGCGGCCGGGCGGAAGGTGGTGGCGGTCCGAAGCGGTAGGGCCTTCCGCATTGCGCGGGTGCGGGACTGGGCCGGAGACGTGGCCCTGGTGCTGGAGTTGTCCGAAGTATAGCCGGAAGGGTGGGCAAATGGCGCAAGTCAGGTATAAAGTGGATATTTCCCGCGTGCTGAAAAGGCTGGCGGAGGTGAAGAAGGTGGGGGCTGACGGCATCAGGGAATTGACCCTTGAATATGCCAAGAGGGCCGCAAGCAAGGCCATACGCACCACGCCGCCGAACAGCCTGAAGAATGGCGGAAACGGAAAAAGGGCGTTGGAGGAACATATTGCGCGGGATATTGGCGGGGATCCGTTGGAAACGGATGTGAGGCTGAAGCGCGGTGAGGATGGAAGGCCGGTGCCCTATGCTTACCCCCGGAAGAAGCGCGGCGGGGTGTTGCTGGGGGTGCGCGGGAAAAAGTTTAAGGGCATGGCCACCGTTTCCGCGGATGCGTTTTTGCGGAGCCATACCCTGCTGAAAATGGGCCGGAAAAGCAGCGTGCGCGTGCTGAAGGGCGGCGGACTGATGTCTCCGGGAGTGGCGCAGGCGGGAGACGTGCGAAGGGCTTTGGCGGAGCGGCGGCGGCACGTGGGGAGGATGGCGGCCGGGTGGCTGCGGGGCGCGCAGGTGGCCGGGCTGAAGAAGGTGCCCGCGTGGATCGCGCGGCACGCCTCCCATTATGACGGCGCGGCGTCTTTGACGGTTCAGGGCGGCCGGGTGCGGTTTGAGATGGAGAATTGCCCGGAATATCCTGACCGGGGGCAGCTTTCCCGGGTGGCGGCGTATGCGCTGAATTCTGCGGCCCGGGATATGCGGAAAGTAATCAAGGGGTATGTGGCCAAGTTGAAAAAGGAGCTTAATTCATGATGACACAGGCAGATTGTTTGATTAAGGCGGTGATTGCGTGCCTGAAGGCGCGTTTTCGGAAAGACAGGGGGAACACGGAACGGGGGATTCCGGACGGGTTCCCGGTGCCGTTGAAGATGGCGGTGGACGAAGACCGGGAAGGGAAGGAATATGCGTTGTTCCAGGCGGCGGAAATGGAGGAAATTGTGGCCGGGTACTGTACGTATCACGCCGGAATATCCGTGGAGCTGCATTTGGACGCCAATGACCGGACGGCGGATGAAATACGGATGTTGCAGGCGTGGATGGAAGAGCGGCTGAAGGAAGTGGACCGCGCCGGGCTGAATGCCGTGGAGAGCCCGCGGCCCTATCGGAATTTCCTGGTCATAGGCAAGGTGAGGCTGGGGCCCGCGCAGGATGCGGCGGCGGAGGAAGGCGCGTTTGCGGTGACGTGGAAAATGACGGTGCCCGTGCAGTTTTGAAAAAGCTCCTGAAGGGTAGATAGATGAACTTTAACACGAAAGGAATTTGATTATGCCTGCACATATTGGAGATGTCCCGAAGCACGGGATTGACGAACCGGAAAAAGGAATTTTTGTTGAGTCGATCGATTTTGACGGCCAACAGGAAATTTATGAACAAAAGGATAACAAGGGGAAAAAGTGCGGAGTGCTTATCATTGATGAAGAGCTTTCCTTTTCCATGTCCGGCGCAATCCTTACCACGGGGGCGGCGTCGTTGAAAATGGGAGCGTCTTTGACCCTTGCCAATGAAATTCCGGATATTTGGAATGAAACTCCTTCCGCCACTACCGTTTTCCTGAAGGGCGTCAAGCACAACCTGAAGAATACGGACGCGCAGAAGATGGACGTGAGCGGAACTGTTTACGGGTTCGGGGCCTCCGCCGTCTCCTGAAGCCTGAATAAAAAAGTCAGATAGTAAGATTTAATGAATGCCGCAGACAATAAAAAGCTGGAAAGTGATGTGGTTGTTTTCACGGAAAACGCATCCAGATACGAAACGGAAAACACCATGCTTGCCGCGTTGCTGCTGACGCTGGGGGTAAGCATGAAATGCACGTCCGGAAGCGTGCTGATAGGCAGCGGCGCGCGCCTTTCCGCGCCGGGCGGGGTAATTACCTGGCAATTTGAGCCGAAAAGCGAAGACGGAAGGTTTAGGACGGAGGAAGTAATCAAGCTTTTCGGGGATAAGAATTGGCTGACTGACCCGGAAAATGAAAGCCCGCTGGCTTACGTGGCGTGCGCGTTCCACAATTACAAGCGGTTGTTGGATTTTGTGAAAAGCCAGGTGCCGCTTGCCGTCATCCGCAAGGGGAAAAGGAAGGCCCTGGTGCGGTTGGATGCGGATCCGTATTGGCAGGGCGTGGCGGAGGGTTTTCTTGGCGGCCGGCCTTTAATCTAACTTAATTGACAACCAAAAAAGCAAGAAAGATGGAACTACAGGAACAGGAAAGGCGCGCCCTGACGGAAGCGGCGTTGATCGGGGGAAATGAATTCCGCTGGAAGAACTACCGGCTACGGTGCATGACCCTGGGAAGCATGATGCAGTTGCAACGCATCGGAAATCCTTACAGCCGGCTTGGGGAAATTAACCTGGCACCGGATGAAAACGGGCGGCATCCGTCCATGTGGGAAGCCCTGGGCGTAACCGACCAGGCGCAAATTGTCTATTATCTGGCGGAATTCCTGTGGGTTCACATGGGGGACCGGGAGGAAGTCAGGGAAGGGGTTTTTGCGCCGGAGGAAGAACGGCGCGTTCTGGTGGAAGCGGCTGCCATGAACATTCCCGGCCGGGATTTGGTGGAACTGGAATGCGCCGTGCTGGGGGATGTAGAAGTGATTCAGGCGGGGATGGTGATTCCGGAGGCGGAAGGGGAGGATGAAGAGGACCCTTTAGGGCGTGGCCGTCCTGGGGCGCGGCCATGCTGATGACGGTGGCGCGTGTGACGGGTTGGCCGGAACGGGAAATTCTGTGGGAAATTCCGCTGGCGCGGCTGGTGCAGTACGTGCATGCGGTCTGGAGCTATGACGCGACGCCGTGCCGGTGGAGCTGCTACACGGAACCCTCCGGGCATGTGGGGGACGTGCTGGAGCAGGCCCGGGAAGTGTGGAGAGAACAGGTGGAGGGGCTGGAGTGATCCGGCCTCTTCATTTTTTGTGGCAGATGAGCCAGAAAATAAGGATGGGAATAAGGATGATAGCCCAGCTTGCCGGATCTGTCAGTATTTCCAGAAGAGGCAGGAAGAAGCCAAGAAGGAAAATGATTCCGATAATGAAGATGATCACAAGACCTGTTTTTTGTAACAGATACAGCAAGATTTCCATGATGGAGGAAAACACGAAGTCCATTTAATGATTTTTTATATTATCAGTCAATGTAAAATATTATGAGCGAAGGCGCAGTTATTAAAATAGATGGTGATGCGAGCGGCTTTATTGCCGCAACGGAGGAAAGTAAGAGAGCGGCAAGCGGCATGTCCGAAGCCTTACAGGGGGCCGTGGGCGGAAGCACAGGGGAGGCCGTGAAGGGGCTGAAGGGCATGGATCAGGAGGGCCGGAAGGCGTGTAAACGGCTGAATGCGGGGCTTATCAATATGAGTGCCACTATTACGGCGGTAGGGGCCGGCATTAACGGCCTGCGGGCAGGCTGGGGCAAGTTTTCCGCCATGCTGGCGGGCGGGGATGACCTAGAGAGAGTAACCCGGCGCATGGAGGCATTCACGGGCGGCGCGTCAAGCGCGGCGGAAGCGGCGCGGGATGTGGTGGATTTTGCTGATACGCCTCCGTTCGGGCTGGAGGAAACGCAACGGGCGGCGCAGTTGCTTCTTGGTTGCGGCGTCAGGGCGAGCGAGTTAAAAAGCACATTGGAGGCTCTTGGTAATGTGGCTGCGGGCGGCGGAATGAGTTTGGAGCAAATAGGCATCCGTCTTTCCAAAGCTTTCCAAACTGGCCGCGTAACTATGGAAGTTTTGGAGCCGCTAATGAATAGCGGTATTAACGTTATGGGCGTGCTGGGTCAACGAACAGGAAAGACCAGGGCGGAATTGCAAAAGATGATGACGGAGGGAACAATTGGTTTCCGGGATTTGAAGGGGGCTTTAGTCTCCATGGGATCTGCCGGAGGGCAGTTTGCGGGAGCCATGGAGAAAAATACGCAGGACATTGAGAACAGGGTGGAGACCCTGAAAGGCAAGGTTGGGGCCTTGAGCCGGGTTTTTGCTGAACCGGTAACAGGCGGCATCAAAGATGCTATGGACTCCATAGGCGCGTCATGGTCCGGTCATGGTCCGGAGGTGGAGCGCGGCTTGAGGAAAACGGGCGAATTGCTGGGGGAAATCGTGAAAGCGGGCGCGCCTATTATTTCCGTAGTAGGAAAAGGGCTGGCAACGGTAGCCGCGGGCGGCGATCGGCTTCACGGGATGCTCCGGAATGGAATTTTGGCGTGGGTAGCGTGGAAGGCGGCCGGCAGTTCCGCCGGGGCAGCAGTAGGTCAGGCTGTGCTGTCTGCGGGGAGGACGTGGCAAACGGGATTTAATAATGCGCTTGTGTTATCCGGGCAGAAGACGCGGAGCGTGATGGGGGATATACAGGCATTAGGGGCTTGTGCTCGTTCGCAGGCGGCGCGGATGGGGGCTGCGTTTAAGGGGGTGGGTGCAAGTTTGGCTTCCAGCTTGAAGGGGCCGGCCATTATGGGAGCTATTGCGGCTATTTCCGTAGCCGGGGAAAAGCTTTACAAGGCGTGGCGTGATGCACGTGGGGTGGTCCCAAAGGAAGAAATGGACAAAAAGAAAAATTTCAAACGGGCTAATGATGATTTTGATGAACGCGTGTGGAAGATGGCCGGGGAGGCGTCCAGCAAGCAGGACGTGGGGCGCGTCATGGATGAATATGACGCTGAAATTAAACGCCTGAAGCGCGAAGAAGAAGACCTGCTGGCGGAAGATCCGCTGGGGAGAATGACGGTTGCGGTGCAGGATAGGCTGGTGCTGTTGCAACGTGAGCGGAAGGAGTTGCAGCAGGTGGCGGAAGCGAACGCGAAAGCGGCGGAGACGCGGGAACGGGCGGCGCAGCGCGGGCAGCAGACGGAAGAGGCACGGAAGAAGACGCTGGAGAAAATCAGGGAAATACAAGATGAATTGTTATCCCTGGATTATGACCGGGCGGAAGAAGAGAGGGAGAGGCGGCGCAGCGGAATGGGGCTGGAGGACCGGAAAAAAGACCTGCTGGGAGGATATGGGAGCATTGAGGGCCTCAAGAAGGCCATTGCGGAGCAGAAAGCCCTGCTGGATGGCGGGGACGCCGTGGACGGCATGTTGAATCTGGAGGGGGTGGAGTCCAGAATCAAGAGCCTGTATGAATTGCTTGGCAAGGTGGAAGAGGTGGATCGTGAAATAGTGGAGCGGAATAAGGAATGGGACAAGGCGGAAGCCAAACACCAGAAGCAGGCCGCCCTGCTGCGCGCGGAAATTCACGGGCAGAAGGATAAGCTGCGCGTGTTGCAGGAGCAGGCGCGCGTGCTGGAGCTGCAAAACCAATATGAGGCGGATGGCATGAGCAAGGCCCGCGCCGGCGCGGCGGCCCGTGAAATAGCCGCCCTGGAGCAGAACAGGAACCGGGCGCAGGCCGGGCGCGAATACCGCCGGCAAATGGCCCTGTTGAAAGCTCAGGCGGAGGGAAACAAGGCGGAAGAGCGGCGGCTGAAGATGGCGGAGCGCATGAAGGAAATTTATGACCAGCAGCGCGGCTTGGGGATAGACAGGAAGACGGCCATGAGGCGTGCCCGTGGCATGGCCGGGTTGGAGGATATGGTGGAGCGGCGGAAGGACCGGAAGGAAGGGAGCGGACCCATAGCGGACAGTCTGGCGCAAGTGGGCGGTGGGGGCCGCTCCATGATGGGGAGCATGCCGCAACTTACGGAAGCGAGGAAGCAGACAAATTTGCTTCAGCAGATCGTGAAAAACACGGGCGCGGGGCGGAGGGGAACCCTGAAAACGGCGGCCGTGCTGGGATATTGAAATAGCCGCTAAATGATAGAGAGAGAATAATAAATATGGGAAGAAAAATTAACATTAAGAAGCGG